TTTTCAAGCCGTTGCTCGAACAGACGGCGGAGCTTGGCGACGCGGCGGCGTCCTTGGGCGACGGCTGGTTCACTAGCGGTCCGCTCTCGAACCTTCGCACGCAGGCCGAGCCGATGATTGACACGATCACGGAACTGTCGACGTGGTTCACGCGCGTGCCGATCAACCAGAAGGCCATTGCGGGCGTGGACTTCGCCACCATGTTCTTCTCGAAGCTGGCCCTGACGGTTGCGGCGATGGGGCAGGTCGGGTCAGTGGACGCGACTGCGATTCGCAACGCGGCGAACGCCTTGCTGGACGTGCGTTTGTCGCAGCCGTCGGCTACGCCTGCGGTGTCGACGGAACAGATCGACCAGATCATGCAGGTCATGGTGCAGGCCGGCGAGGCGAGCCCGGTTCACCGAGACTTGCAGGAGACCAACACGCTCCTGCGCGAGCTGATCTCGGTCATGAAGGGCTCAGCCGCTACGAACGCTGCAACGGTGCCGTCGCGAGTCCAGGCCCCGACCACGCGCGTGCTCGACGGAATGGTCCGTGACTTGACGGAGATGCGCCGATGACGGGATTCGACCTTTTGCAGCGCGTCGGTCGCGGCCTCCGTGACCTCCTCGGGTCAGCTCCGCCGGGCGACGCGCCAATCCGCGGGCTCAGTGTCCGGATCGACCCGACGTGGCCGTATCGGTATCTGTGGCTCAATCCGCTCGGCGAGCAGATCAACCTGACCTACCTCGACTTCGGCGAGGGCATCGCGGACAGCTCGCAGCCGACGTATGCGGACACGGACATCCCGGGCCGTGGCGAACTCATCAAGACGTTCATGGGAACGTCGAACAAGGAGATCAGCTTCAGCGTGCGGTTCCGCGTGCAGGGACAGGGCACGGACGCGATCAACCGCGAGGTGGTCTGGCCCGCGCGCTTCCTCGACGCGCTCAAGCACCCGGTCTACGATGACGGTGCTGGCATCTCGCAAGGAGCACCCCCGGTGCTGCTGCAGATCGGACGCCTGTTCTTTGTGCGCGCAGTCGTCACGTCCGCTGAGGTTCGGTGGGTCGAGCCGTTCGAGCCCGGCACGCTCTTGCCGCATGGGGCGGACGTCTCGCTTACGTTCCACGTCGTTCGCAGGCGTGACCCGGATCTTGGCTACCGCATCGAGTCGATCACGCACGGTCGCTGGAGGTAGCGGTGGTCGAGCCCGGCTCTCTGCGGCACGTCGTGATGGAGCTGGAGATCACGTCCGGCGACCGCGTATATCAGATCCCGGCGCAGGAGTTCGTTCAGGAGGCCGAGTTCGAGTCGTCGTTCAAGTCGGCCTGCAGTGGCTCCATCACGTTGTTCGATAGCGGCGACACGCTGGAGAACCTGTTCCTCGTGTCCGGGCTGAACCGAAAGGTCAGGGTCCGGTGGAACTGGTCGGATCTCGGGCTCGCCACTGCGCCGCCGTTCGTCGGGTCGATTTTGCGCTACACCCCGACGTTCATGCCGCAGGGTATCCAGTTCGTCTTGGAGATCGTGCCGACGTCGCTTCTCACTGCAGTCCTGAATGTGCGCGCAAAGCCGCGGTCGTTTCCGCCCAGGACGAAGCTCAGTGACATTGTTAGGCAGATCGCGGACGAACGCGGCTGGCCTGTGACTGACGTTCGAGGTAACCCGACGATCGAAGAGACGGGTCGGTCGCTCAACCAGCCGTTCAACCAGCGAGACGAGTCGGATATCCGGTTCATCAACGAGCAACTGCGCAAGCACGCGGTGAACGCGGCGGGCGTCGGCGGCTACAACTTCTTCTTCGATACGTCCGGCGCGGTTCACTTCCACACCAAGACCTTTCTTCCTCAACGCGTCCGCCGCTATCTGTTCGCTCGCGACTCGGCTGGCGAGGTGCTGTCGTTTACCCCGACCGATACGAGCGTGCTTGCCATGATGGCGGGCGGTGGCAACGCGGTGTTCCGCGGGCAGTCTTCGCTAAGCGCCGCGCCGATCGCCAAGGACGCGGGTGCCACCACCGGCTTGGAAAACGAGCCCGAGATTGTCGAGGAGAGCGCGGTGGCGATCCCCGACTACGGAGACGAGACACATGCTGCGATCAACTTCCTGACGCGCGACGCTGACGAGCTGGAGGGTCTTGCTAAAGACCAGCGAGAGCGTGCCCGCGACCTGTTCTTTATGGCCGAGCTGCAGGTCGTCGGCACGCACGCTGTCGAGCTGTTCGATTACGTCGAGGTCGAGTATCTCCGTCGGAACGGCCAGCCGCACTACATGGGCGGTCGGTTCAGGGTGCTCAAGATCCAACACTCTTACAGTTCGGGCGGCTGGCTCACGACGTTCGGCTGCGCACGCGACGGATTGAAGCTGCAGGACAACACGCTGTCCCGCCAGAACATCGTGACGGTCTCGCCGGATGCTGAAGCATGAACAGCGAACAGATATTCCCGGGCGTCTACCGCGGCGTGGTGGAGGACACGAACGACCCAGAGCAGCGAAAGCGGTATCGCGTTCGCGTGTTCACACTGCACCCAGACGGCGTGCCGACCGAGAACCTGCCGTGGGCCGAATCCTCGCTGTTTGCCGGCAAGATGTTCGGTGATCTCTTCGCGTTCGAGCGTGGCGACCCCGTGTTCGTCATGTTCGAGGGCGGAAACCGAAGGTTCCCGGTCGTGATCGGCGGGTCCATGTCGGCGAGTGCGGGCATTCCCGACGCGCCGGCTGAGGTGCGGGGCAACTACCCCGAGACGCAGGCTCGTTGGGTCCGGCTCGATCGGGTCGGCAACCTGTTCGAGATGAGCCCGCTGCCCGGGGAGCGGTGGATCCGGATCCAGTCAGGCGAAGCCGTGATAGCGCTGCGCATGAACGACGGATCCGTCGAGATCCGGTCGAACTCGCAGGTCCAAGTGGCGGCTCCTCAGGTCGCGGTCGACGCGTCCGAGCAGGTCACGGTCAAGACCAAGACGCTGATCGCGCAGGTCGACGAGGTCGCGACCATTCGCGCGGGCGACGTGGTGAACGTCCAGGGCGCGACCAAGATCAACATCGGTCGCTACGAAGACCCGATCCTCGGTGCGGTGGCCCCGCAGACCACGGACGAGGTGGACGTCCGTGCGAACAACAACGTCAAGGTCGAGTCGGGCGGAACGATCGACGTGGACGCGACGAGCAACATCGCGGTCGACACGCAGGCAACGCTCGCGATGACCGCGCAGACCGAGGTGCAGATTCACGGCGTGAGCAAGACGACCGTTTCGAGCGATGGCGACGTCGAGGTCCAGTCGGATGCGAACGTCAAGGTGACGGCTGCGCAGAACGTCGAGGTCGACGCGAGTCAGAAGGTCGTGGTGGGCGCGGCCACGGCGGTCGAGATCACGGGGCAACAGGGCGTGACGATCAAGGCCGCAGCTTCGAACATGACGATCCAGGCCGATGCAGGGAGCCTGACGATCGAGGCGCAAGGCACGGTCAACGTGACTTCCTCGGCATCCGCTACCGTCGAGTCGACCGGACCGCTCACGCTCAAGTCCAACACGCAGGTCAAGCTGGAGGCACCCCTCGTGGACGTCGCGGCCACCGTCAAGGCGACGGTCGATGGCGGTTCCCTGGCCGAGATCAAGGGTGGTCTGGTGAACATCGGGTAGCGCTGTGCTAGACTCGCACGCGCTGCAGTGACATCGTGTCACCGCGGAAGCCCACGGCGTCGCCGCGATGAACTACAAGCGCAAGAGGTCAAGACGGCAGGTCCGCGACACGCTCGCGACCACGCATCGCTGGCGCGGAAACGAGGCTGGTCGTTTCGCGCCCGGCGTCATGGAGGCGGAGCCGGAAGACTCCAAGATCGCGCCCCTGCCCGCACACAAGCCCAGCCGGGGGAAGTTCGTCCTGCAAGCCAAGCTGATCCCGTCGTCCTGCATGCCCGGCATGGCGTTCTTGCTCCGGCGGTTCGGCGACTGGTCCACGTTCAAGCGTTACCACTCGCAAGGTGCGGCCGAGCAGGGCATGGCGTCTGCGGTGAGGCAGCAGGGGCACTACCTGAACTTCCGCGTGCGGGAGGCCGGCTGATGGCCTCCTGTGGGAACTGCCCGGATGCCGTGATCTACACGCTTCGCGACGTCGTGCAGGTCGAACTGGACAAGGTCCGGGCGATCAAGAACCTGTCGACGGTTGTATCGCGCGCGCTGCAGGACGTGGCGGCACTCGCGGTCGACACGGTCGACGCGGCGCTTGCGGCGATCCCGACCTTCCCGGGGATCGATTTCGCCGAGATCCTCCAATACCTGACCTGCCCGCTCACTCCGCTTGCGCTCGCCGTCGACTTCGACTTCGACTTCGAGCAGTTCAGCGCGGAACTCGACCCGACGGTGCAGCTTCAGCGCCTCAAGGCTTTGGGTCGTGCGTCGTTGAATGCCGCCCGCCGTGAGTTCGAGGCGTTCCTCGAAGCGTCGGACTACAAGCAGGTGATCGGGCTGGCGAAGCGGTATGCCGGAGAGTTCACGCGCATCAAGTTCGACGCGGCGTCGTTCGCCAAGGCCATCGTGATCTCCGCGACGGTGCTGGCCGTGTGTGGCGAGACCGAATACACCGAAGGCCCCTACTTGGAGTTCGCGAATGAGCTGACGGGCTTCAGCTTGACTGGTGGCATCCCGACCGGGATCGATGCGAACGTCGCGGCGTTGCTACAGCGCCTGATCGAGGCCGAGGTGCGGTTCAAAGCCGCAGCTCTCGCGTTGGTCTGATGGGCACCGTGCCGCGGAGCTTTGGAGGTGTGACGTGACGCCGGTTGTCGTGGGCGACTTCGGCGGCCCCTATACGCTCGCCCTTGCCCCGCCGCAGATCGCCACGGTCATCTCGGGGAGTGCGCGCGTCAGGATCAAAGGCCGGTCGATCGCGCTGTTCGGTCAAGCGTTCACGACTCTCGGGCCCATCATCACTTCGACGTCGAATAGCGCGAGGACGCTGATCGAGGGCAAGCCCGTGATCCTGGGCGGGTCCGTCACGAGCCTCGGCAGCGGGTATTCCAACGGGACGCTGTTCGCGCTCGGCGCGATCGGCGTGAACGTGAGCTAGCGGCTGGGACTCGGCGCGGATATCGTGAGAGCTTCAGATGGCCGACCTACGAACGACCACACAGCTACGCGGACTCGCACTGCCCGCGACCAAGGGTCCGGGCGGATTCTTCGAGTCGAAGCAGCCGCTCGATGTGGCGTGGGGCGATCTGCTCATGGCCCTGTTCACCCGGCGTGGCTCCAGGGTCATGCGCCGGGATTTCGGGTCGGTCCTGGCAGAACTGCTGTTCGATCCGACCACGGACGAGCAGGCGGAGGTGGTAGACCATGTCGTTCGCGAGGCCGCCGCCGACCACTGTCCACACATTTCGATCCGCGGTGTCGAAGTGTCGACCATCGACCGGGCAATGCAGGTCCGCATCAGGTTCGCGTTGCGCACGGACACTGCGGACGTCCAGACTCGTGAAGTCCTGATCCCGAAGGTCCACATCTCATGACCTCTGCAACCCCGCCACAGATCGACTACACGAAACGTCAGCACGCCGACGTGGTGGCCGAGTTGACCGCGTTCATCCAGGCCACGAGACCAGACGACGCCACCGACTTCACCACGTCGAACCTGGGCGTCGCGTTGATCGAGCTGGCGGCCTATGTGGCGGATCTCGTGTCGTTCGGCCAGGACCGGACGGCCGAGGAGGTGTTCCTCGCGACGGCCCGGCGATACGACTCGGTCCTGCGCTTCGCCAGATCAGTCGGCTATGTGCCACGCTCGGCCCGCGCCGCGACTTCGGTGCTCAAGTCCAGCACCCTCCCGGCCAGCGTCGTGACGAACGGCGGCGTGATTGCTGCGGGAACCTACATCGAAGGCTTGAACGGCCTGCGATACGAGGTCGTGGACGAGACGAGCATTCCGCCTGGGAGTTCGATCGCGACGATCCAGGTGAAAGAGGGTCAGTCCTTCACCGAGACGTTCACCCCGACCAAAGCGGCGAGCCAGACGTTCGCGACCTCGCGCGGCGTGGTCGAGGAGGCTTCGTGGCAGGTCTTCGTCGGCGACCCGGACGAGCTGACGAACCGCTGGACGCAGGTCGACAACGTGCTGTTCGAGACGTCCGCGACCAACACCTACGAGGTCTTCTTCTCGGGTGACGGCAAGCTGTCGATTCGCTTCGGCAACGGGAACAGCGGCGCAATCCCGAACCAGACCGTCACGCTCAAGTATCGCGTGACGAACGGCCTCGCCGGCAACACCGCGGTCAACACGGTCAGGGGCACGATGCGTGTGGACGTGCTGCTTGGCTCGATTGTCGAGTCGCTCGCGTTGGCCAACAGCGACGCGGCAGCCACGGGCGGGCAGGACCGGGAGGGGGTCGAGGAGCTGCGCGTCAGCATCCCGAACTCGATCCGCACGCTCGACAAGGTCGTGAGCATTCGTGACTACAACGAAGCGGTCGCGGGTCTTGCGGGCGTTGCGCTCGCGTTCACCGACACGCCGCTCGCGAGCTTCTCGGGCAACATCACGCGCGTTCACGTCTGGGACGTCGAACAGGTTGACTTCGAGGTCACGTCCCCCACGACTGGCGTGACCAGCTCGGTCAAATACAACCGCTATGTGCAGGTGCCCGGGACGCGCGTGAACACCGTGCAGGGCTATCTGGCCCCGCGCACGATGGTGACGGTTCACAACATCGTGGTGCGTCCGACGGTCGCGCAGATCGACCTGAACCTCGGGATCGTCAACTACGACCGCCTGAACAACCGGCAGACCGTTCACCGGCAAATCGTCGAGGCTCTCGTCGCGTTGTTCGAGGAGTCGAGCGGGTTCGCGATTCGGCTGTCTGACATCTACGCGCGCGTCCTGAGCGTGCCGGGTGTCAGACACTTCCAGATCGAGTCGGTCGACTTCGAGCACATCGACCCGAACAACCCACCGACGGTAATCACCGAATCCTTCCACCGGAACCCGCCGGAGAACCCGGGCACGGATCCGTTGCAGGACTTGCTGATCCTGGGTGCGGTTACGCCGCAGTTCTACGACGACTCACTGCTCTACGAGAACCCC